CGACCAAGAGATTAGCGACTGGATGGCCAACAACTCTGATAGAGTATCCGCTGGTAACCAGGCAGGCGGTTCAGGAGGCGGTCTTTATGATGAGATCCAATCAGGCAACGTAGATATGGGTAAGGCCCAAGGTGGTAACACTGGTGGCTTATCAGGTGCTGCATTAGAAGAATCTATTGCCCAACGTAATCAAGGTTTTCAGTTAGATCAGATTGCAGCTGCTGGTAACGTACAAGCTAATATTCAACGTTTAATTAACAGTGCAAATATGTATGCCAATGACAGTGAATTGTCGTGGCGGAACTATGGTGCTGATGCAGCAAAAGATGCAAGCATTTATTCTGCTGATGCACAGGAACGTTCTACTAAGTATGTAGCTGACGTGGATCGCACCAAAGCAAGAGAAGTGGCCACCATTCAGGGAGACTTTAATCTGCAGCTACAAAATATTGTGACTGCAGGTACAAAAGAAGTTGAAGCGATAAGAGGTGAGTATGGTTTAGCCAATACCGATCTAGTGGGACAGTATGGTCTAGAGAATACTCGTCTACAAGGAGCAACAGAACGCGATGTTGCTAGTCGCAGTAGAGATGCAACCATCTTTGGCTCTTTAATGTCCGGCTTCTGGTCTTAACTTAAAGCTTAGTTGATAGTATAATTAAAGAATAAATTGCACGTTTAAAAATGGCAAGTTCAGACGGCGGTAGCTATTCAGGAGACGCTAGTATTCCTTTGACTGATTTTCAGGCTTTGCTTGACAAGCTCGAAGGTTCTAAGAAGCGTCAGCAACGTCAGAAGTCCGTCGAAGGTCGTCGTGACATCTACAGCCAGGGTCTCGCTTCGATGATGAGCAACTTCTGATACAGTTTCTCTTATTTAAAGAAAGATCATGGTAGTAGGCGCAGCTGATCCTGGAAAAGGACAAGTAGGTATGACATCAACTTCCCCAAAGGATATTGATGAAACCTATGAAAATGACGATTGGTTTGATATTGACCAATACAAAAAAGCAGCGCAAGTTGCCTATGATTTTTCTTTAGGTAAAATGGAGAAGCAAGGTGAAGAAGAGCGAGAAACAATTGGAAAAGGCGGATCAGAGCAACGAGCTACAGATCGACAGAAGCAGCAATTCTCTGAGAAAGACGAAGAGCGCGATTACAAGCAATCCCAAAAAGCCTACAGATTCTGATATTAATATCAAGTCGTTTGCAATTTGGCTTGATAATTTAGATAGTGCTTCCAGGGAATCTTTTACTGCATTTGCAGAAGATACCTTTTCGCCTATTCAGGTTTATATCTATGCCAAGTTCCTTGGATACGATGGCAGTATTATCTGTGTAGATGATTGGGTGGCAGAGGTTTATCCAAAGCCTGATCATTTAAAAGTCTTACTGTATGAAATCGAACAGATGCAGGAAGACGTACGTAAGTTACGTTTAGATATTGAGAACTATGCCGTTAAGCGTGACGCTGGCGTAGCACGTATTGCACAGATGCAAAAAGAGATACGTGGAACAATTGCACAAGTAGATGCCTTTGTTTCTTCTAAAGACAGGAAAGGTCTTCTCCTGGCTGGAGCAGACCGAGCCATTCGTGAACTTAACTCTGTGTTTAAAGATGATCCTATTGAAGGGCCTTTACAAGAAGCCGCAATGTCTGTCTGGGCTAGAATTCAATTTGAAGACTAATTGGTTATATGGAACCAGCCAATCAAAATCAACAAGCAAGTGTCTTTGATAAAAGAGATATTCAGTCTCTTCTCTTAGACATTGAAAGGAATCGTCAGATAACTGGGCCTCCTGCTCAACAAGCAATTCAAGGCACTGCTGATCCTTCTACTTTTCAAAACTTACTAAATAAAGTACAGAATAGGACCAATGGATAAACCAAAGGTACCGCCTGAACTTCTTGCTTATTATAAAAAGAAAGTAGCATCAACTCAAGGTCTTGAAGCTGAAGAGCTTGCAAACAAAGGATTAAAGGCTTCTCGGGCGGCTAAGAAACATAAAGGCAAAAAGTAGAGTACCATTTAAGAAGTACTAGAAACATATTGTGCCTTCACATCTTCATCTTGCTTATAGACGTAATGCAAAAGCTGCTGCTGCAAATCATCGTCTCCGCAAGACAGATCAAGATGATATTTTTGAAAGAGCAAGAGAAGACTTTGGTTTCTTCTGTGAGTATGTTGCAGATAAACCTCCAGCAACACATCACAAGGAATGGCACAAACAATTAGTTACCAATCAAGATAGCTCTTGCCTAACTAAAATTGCTGGCCCAAACATCGACCTACTGGGACCACGGGGATCGGCTAAAAGCACTGTACTAGGTTTATATACTGCATGGGCAATTGGTATCCACACAACTGCTAAGAAGCCACTACAGATCCTTTACCTTAGCTATACGGTTGATATTGCACGTTCCAAATCTGCCACAATTAAAAGAATTATTGAATCAAAAAAATACCAAAATGTTTTCCCTAAAGTCAAGCTATTAAAAAATGTAACTTCTAATGAGTACTGGTCTATTGACCACAAGTTTGCAGGGATTGATACCACTGGTGAAGAGCAATTTACTTTATGTGCAGCTGGTCTTAAAGGTTCAGTGACTTCCAAACGTTCTCACTTAGTTGTTATTGATGACCCTGTGAAATCTGCAGCTGATATTGGTAACCCGGATATTCGCAAGATGATGCAAGATAACTGGAATGCAGTTATTGCACCAACGATGTTTGAAGGTGCAAGGGCAATCTGCCTTGGCACTAGATTTAGACATGACGATATCCATGCAACAACATTCTCTTCACAAAATAATTGGATGCAGATTGTGTTATCTGCAATTTTAAATAATGAAGAAACAGGAGAAGAAGAGTCTTACTGGCCAGAGATGTGGTCATTGGACTATTTAAAAGAAAAGAAACGACAGGCACCAATTGCTTTTTCTTTTCAGTACATGAATCAAATCGTGAGACAAAGCGAACTTTCATTGGCACCTGAACTGTTGGTTAAAGCAGAGATTGCAACTGAGTTTGATTGTCTTGGTATTGGTGTTGATTTGTCAGCAGGAATTAAAGAAAAGAATGACTACACAGTTATGGTTTTAGGCGGACGCATCGGAGACAAGATACATATTATTGATTACCGCAGGATTCGTGTCATGGGTAACCTGGAGAAATTAGATGCTATGAAAGAGTTGTTAAATGACTGGTCGATCATTGGCAAACAAGCAGACGGCCTGTGGTTTCCTACCTACAACACATGTGATATTTGGTCAGAAGCTGTTCAATATCAGGCTTCACTTGAAGCAGATTTCAAGCGTGTTTGCTTGAATGAAGAGAATCTCTACAACTTAATTTGGCATCCAGTTAAAGGTTTCCGTGCAGATAAACTTGCACGTTTCCGTGGAATCATGGGCATGTTTGAGGATCGTAAAATTGTTTTTAATAGGTATCGAAACTTTACTAGTATGTTTGAAGAACTTACTAATTTTGGTACTAGTTCTCACGATGATTGTGTAGATGCATTAGTATGGTTAGTAACAGGATTAATGAAACGCGGTAAACTACAGCTGGATTATTAATGGAACATTTAGTTGCGGTTGTTATTGCTGGTATTACAGGTGTTGGCTGGGGCACAGGAAAAATCTTTGCGCGTTTACGCACCCTTGAAGATCGTATTGATCACTTCCCCATGGAGTATGTCTTAAAGCAAGATTATATTAGAGAGATGGAAAAAATGAATAGGGAATTTGATAATATTAATGATAAGCTTGACAAATTAATGGAAAGAGTTTTAACGCGATGAGCTACTTCATTGAGCTAGAAGAAAACCTTGATGGTGACTTGTTTTTTCAGATCCCAGAAGAAGTCTTGGAAACACTTGACTGGCAAGAAGGTCAATTGTTGACTTGGGATCTTAAAGGTAATGGCATTGTTGTTTCAGCTTTAGATGATACTTCAGGTTACGAACAAGTAGAATAACTTGTAGTGATTGTAGTTTTATGCGTACTTATATTCAACAACCAGGCCAAGTAGGTGTCCAAGGTGGAACCATTGGTAATGCTGGTTACCTTGCTCAGATGCCACCAGCTCTTAATTCTGGGGAGCTTAGAAGATTACAGACGAGAGAAAAACTATACAGGAAAGGCACAAATAAAGGAGCTACTCCAGGAGAGAGGGACGCTTTTCTTGATCCTAAAAGAGTAGGGCCTATGTTGCCTCCTATGGCAAGACTAGACG